GAAAAATAGAGCTGAGTGTTTCTTTTACAATTCCTGGTAAGGTAGTAGAAGGTTGGAATCCAAACAGATTTGGTATTTGTATATGGAAACCAGTTCCAGAATACCAGATATTGATATGTTCTGGTTTGATTCCCAAGTCATTAATCATATCTGTATTGACAAGCCAATGTACAGAGTCATAAAGCTCTTTATCTGTAAGCTCTTTTTTATCAAAGTCTAAAATGATACTATTTATATAGTATGCACCATTAAACCCTTGTATTGTGCCAACGGAATCAATATGCTGTTTTAATTGCTCATCAAAGCAATACCAGCTATGATATGTTTCTGTCTGTTTTGAAGCCTCGAAGATATAAGACTTAACATTGCCTAATTCTGCAACTTGACTTCTGTTAGAAACGTGACCTGTAGCAATCTCTACCATACGGATATCGCTCATAAGACAGGAAGGCATCCTTCATCATTATTCATAAACAAAGCACCACCATCATTTCCTTCATCATCCATTGAGGGATAACACCAAAGACCGCTATCTAATTTGAATAGCACAGGACGTTTATGCCAATACATATCATCTCTCTCTTTTTCTGTCATATATGCAACCTCAGTAATCCTTTTACCTAACAAATATCCTCTAGCTTTTTTATTCCAAAAGCTTGTTCTATACTTAGAATCTCTTAGTTTATTATCTTCAATTTGCATCAGAAACCTTATAGTATTTTTGTGTACCACGATTAGTGAGTTCTTCTTGGTATGTAAGACCGTGCCTGTAGAGTATGGAGTTATGTTTATCTACACGAAAGTCTTCTCTCATCTTTCGCCACAACCTAGAAATAGTATCTGGAGTGACAGGTTTTTGGTATATATTCCGAATATAAGCAACGGCATTTAGCTGAACTTCGTGAGCACCAATTAAGGTGTCTTTTCTGCTTTTTAGCCATTCAAGGAGCATAGTTTCATTGCTATGCCCCTTGTTGCTCAATCCTTTTCCAAATTCGTATGGCATTAAAAAGGAGCGTTAATCTCTTTAGCTTCTTTTTCTACACCTTCATTCCATAATCCATTTAATGCATTATTAGAACTTTGATGTTTATACGATTTAGGAGGGGAGGACATCTTATTCCACTTTTCTAGAAGGAAATCATCACCACCTTCAGGAGCACCAAAATAAAACCAAGTTTCCCTAGAGTATTTACCATTAGACTCATATTGCAAAATATGAACTTGACGACCTAAAAGGTCAGCTAATTCAGACTGGGCAACACTACCATCATCATTGAGTTCAATCTCATTTGCTTTCTTTCCTAAAACAGTTTCAAGGAAAGCACATACTTTCCAACTTCCATTTGGAGTATCATTTTTACTTTTACCCCAATCCAACATAGTCTTACCATCTTTATGATGATTTCCACCTAAATAGAATTTCTTAGGAAACTTAGCATAAGGAGACTCGCCTTCAACGAATATATTACAATCATTGAATTGTGACTCTACATTATCAGCTTTTGTAATGGTAATAAGGTCAATAAATACCCCTTTTGGATATTTAGAGACATTTGTATTACTGCTACCACTTTCACTATTGACAAACTTCATTTAATTCTCCTGTAATTTGTTTGTTGAAATAAAATTGTCTACTTCTAAATTGGTTCTTTCGTCTACTGCTAACCATTTCAGAGCTTTATTCTTTTTATCTTTTGACATATCAGAACTTTCAACAATCTTTATTGTCTTATTCCTTTTTGCCATTGTTATCTTTCTGTTATTAACAATCCCAGCTTTTACGTCAGCAATTAATATAGTAGCCACTTCTTCCGTAACGCCTTCCCATCCAGAATCTTTCATCGCCTTTAGCCTTTCTTTATCTTCTTTATTTGCTAAACTATCTCGCATTAATGCATCTAGCTTTACGTTTTGGTCTACTGTAATACCACCAGGAGTAGGTTTATTCCCATTTAACAGAGTTTGCTGAGGACGTTGAAGTTCTTTAATATCTTCATTCATCCATAATTCAATTCCAAATCCAGTTAAGGTAGAAACACCTTTTGCTAAAGCTCTACGATAGGTGTTTTCCATATCCGCAGAGTTAGGATTTTGAACTGCTTGATTTCTATTATCACGAACAGCAAGATATTCATCGTGTACAAACTTGTCGCCATCTTCTGTTTCGTAGGTTATTTTGCAATGTACAATTACAGTACCATCTGGTTGCATAATACCAGCAAATGGTTTATCTCCATATGTGTACATTATCCATTCGTGTCTTGCTAGTGGATATAATGATTTTAGATTATCCCAGCAAACAGACCAAGAAAGGTAGGAAGCCTCAAAGCTTCCTCCTCCAATGGTTTCTACGAAAGGTTTGTAATCTGCTTCTCTTAAATTATAAGCGAATAGATTTCTTTCTTCTTCCATATAACTCCTTAGTTATAGCTTGTTATAGTATTATTTGAAGAATGCTTTGCCATTGCAGTAGCTATTCTGAAAGCATTCATTTTGTCACGATGAGAAGCACCAAACTGTGTACCTTTTACCCAGTCTTTATGATTCTTTTCGTGGTCGTGGTATTCCGTTATGGCATTATAAGCATCCCATAAGGTTTCACCTTTATTTCCTTTCCCATTGTAAAATAGGTCAGTAATCTTATCATACGTTGGTTTTGCTCTATTACGAACAAAGATTCCCATTTCAGGATTAGACTCTTTATGTCTATTCTTTAACCAAGGCATTACAGCCTCGATATACATTGTTAATGAAGCAGGGGTCATTGGGACCTCAACAAAACGATTCATATCATCCATAGCCTTTGCTACATTTCCCTGATGTTCATCTAACTTATCTGTTAGTTCTTTCATCCGTGAATTAATAGAGGAAGTATGTCGTAGTTTATACTCGTATCCACCTTTCTTCCCTAATGCCCACGTTAATGTGTTATTACACACAACACGAACAGACGTATCACGAAAACAACTGCCAGATGACCCATCGTGAGAGGTATACAACAAGACAAAGCCTTGTATCATATCATCTCCAACCTGAAATGTGTCAGGAGTCTTTGCAAGAATCCATACTTTCTTTCCTTCGTCAATTACACCAGCAGTTTCCAATTTATATCCATAGTCTTGTATCACCTCAAATGGTGCAAAAGCATCACGGTTCTGCAAGACTTCGTACTTTTTACCAACATTACCTATAGGTTTACCTGTATCAGAACGAACAGTTACAAAATGTCCAGTTTCTTGATAACCTACTGTTGGTAATCCTTTTATTGGTAATTTTGCTTCATATAGTGTAGGCACTTTATTTACTTCAAAGTTCATACCAGATAATTCTAAAGCTTCTTCTATCGTAGGAACTTGTTTTAACGGTGTTCCTAGACCGTGCCAAGGGGTTTCCCCTAAATAAAACATATTCTCAATTAAGTGAGCCATATTATTCTCTTTCTATGTTTTTGCCCATTGCTACCCAAAATAGCTCTGGAGTTAATCGTCTAAGATTCCCATCTACACAGCGTTTTGCCATTCTTTGTGCAAAGAAAATCATTTCTTTCTCTATCATATCTAGTGCACCAGCACCCAACTGTATGCTTTTATCACTAAATATCTTTTTTATGTTGGTTTGTGTTGGTCTATTCATTTTATTATATCCTCAGGTCTTATAAATCCATCTTTGAAAATTCTAAAACATTTTCCAAATGGCTTTACTTCATAACAAATAGATATATAAACATCTTCCCAGTCGTGAGTTGCTCCACCATACGTATCATCATTCATTTTATATCCTACTTCATACTGGATTTCTTCCCAATCCATTGGTTGTTTTGATTTAATTACTACTGGGACATCTTCACGGTCTTCAAAATGTGAAGTAGTTAAGTATCTATAAGGAACTTCTTTCCTTCTTAATATTTCAGCACTTAGATATACACTTAGGTCTAAAGCTTCCTCAAGAGACTCTTGAGTCCATTCACGACCATCGTTTACATCTAATTCTTCGCTATATTGTCTTTTTCCTTTTTCTAATCTTTCTTCGATTAGATTAACAATGTTTTTATTCATTTAATCCTCATCGTTAATACTTTAGATACGCCCCCTACAAAAAGTAGATAGTAGGTAAGAAGGGGGCGCATTGGGGTTGCTCTTCAAGAAGAGGCATATAAACGATTTCTAGCATAGTTAATGAGCTCTATGTCACATTTAACTTTACTGTCCAGCATTCTATACATCCTTGGAGAGCTTGAGTGGGCAATCTTTAAACCAAGCTTAATACTTGGTTGTATACGTTTTTGTTCAATAAACTTAACAAGTTTTCGTTTACTAAGGTGACGTATCTTTGTTATTTCATCAGCATAATAATCTCCCTTAACTAAAGCCCTTTGTCTATCTGTATTACTTCGTTTAAGGGAGAAGGAAAGCTTTAATAAGCTGTTTTTTGTTTCTGTGTTAATTAGTGTATCTAATCTCATATTAATTGACCTCTTAACTTAACATCCTTAGACATTTTTACCTAGGATTATTTTGTTTTATGCACTATAGATTAACTATAATACAGTTTTAATTAATTTTTTTTATTGTTACTTTGTAAAGTTTTACTTTACATTATTGTATAAATAACATTATTTTATCTTAATAATTATGTGGGGGCATAAAGAGTGATGAGTAAAATATCGATGTTAGAATGGTTAAGAAATACACCTATTCCATTAACACAAATATCTAAGACCACAGGAATCTCAAGGAATACTTTATATTCTTGGTTATCTGGCGGTTCTGACATAAGAGATAGTAATTATCAAAAAGTAAATAAATATTATAGTACCTATTACAAGAAGGAGAAGGAGGGGCATCAAATGGACTCTAGTCACATTGGATTATTGCAAGAGAAAGTAGAAAGGCAAAGTTTAGAAATTGGAGAGTTAAAACAAGTCATCAAAACAAAACAAGTTGAATCAACGCATTGGGATAATTTGCAATATGACTATCTTGTTCACGTAAAAATAATTAGGAATGGCTTTAAAATTGGTAGGAGGATTGAATCGATTGAAAATGCCGAAGCACTTAGCAAACAAATAGGCTATTCAATGGATGAAATTAATGAGTATTTTGCAGTCGGAGTGGATTATCCAGATATGGATTCTCATCCAATTAATGGAATTGTGTGTGAAGAGACTAAAAAGCAACTAGTCTCTTACACAAGTTCAATGCCTTATATTTTAGACACCTTAAAAAATATGGTAGGAAATCATTACATTCCGATGCCTGTTACTTATATCAATAAAGATGGTTCTAAAACTCATACAATCTGCTACAATAAGGTCAACTGGTCAGAGATGACTGTGGATACTAAAGTTGCGCTAATTGTTGGTAGTGAAAAATAGAAGGGGCAGAGGGACAAACAGATAAATAAATATTGTTTATCCCTCTTTTACCCACACTATATTTTACCAACTAGCACTATAATAAAAGGAGCAATCGGATTCTCTTTTTAAAACCTTTTCAATCTGAAGAATAGTTTCTTCTAGTTCTTCTCGATACCATTCGTGTTTAACATCATATTGCCCAAAGAAGAAACCTTCTGTTGGAGGTAATAATCTTTCAGCTTTAGCGTAGTTCTTTGCATCCAATGCCAAGATTGTATCTTTACATAAATCTACTAGCTCTTTTAATTGACTTCTCCGAACCCAGCTTGATTGACAATTATCTATATCCTCATATACATTTCTGACAAACCAACCGTGAATAGCATTTGCCTTACGCCAATAAGCCACTTCTTCTGTGATTTCTTTTACCTTTCCAGCAGTTAAGCCGTTCTTTTCAGCAAACTCACCTTTAATTTCTAAAGTATGACCTTTTTTCCCCTCAAACTCTCCAGGCTCCTTCCATTGACCACCATAATAATGCCTTGCTTCTAAATGCATATCTAATCCCATTATAATATCCTTTGTAAGTTGTTTAATTGTTCACATAGTTCTTCTTTATTAGAATAACTAATTTGACTTATCTCATCTTCTGCTACTCCAAATCCTCTTTCTTCCCATTCTTCAATTTGTTGAATAAGCTTATCTTTATTGGTACTCCATAATACATATCTTTGGCTTCCTTCGTAGTATTCTAACTGAAAAATCTTATGTTTTAGTTTTTCTTGAAGTAAGAAATAAGTATTAGACATTTTCAGTACCTGGAATTGGTTGAGGCTGAAATGGTAAGTTTTCATTTTCATCTGCTTCTTCTCTAGTAATCATATGTAATGTCCATTTTAATGCATTTATATATCCATTATTGTAATCATGATGATTAGACTTGTAAGCTTCAGTCTGAAACTCTAAAGATTCAACTAATTCACTAAATATTTCGTCTTTATGACGAACAGCTATTGTTGATTTTGCCATTTAATACTCCTTTATTACAATTAAATAAAACACAATTAAACTAATTATTAATAGAACTATCCCTGTGATAGCCATTATCTATCTTCCTTTATTTCTTTTACTTCTTCAATCTGCACATCGTAATCATAAAAACAATTACGAGCCATCTCTTGGGGGTCAGAACTATTTTCAATTAAATCTCTAGCTTCATCTTCACATTCAGCTTCTACTCCAATAGTACCATAGCATAAGATATTCCAGTCAACTGCGAACTTTTTCACTATTTATTTCCTTTTTAATGCACCAAGCATCAACAAGATGCTCGGCTATGTTACGAGAAATGTCTTTATCTTCCATTAACAGTTGAACACCAACTGTTTGCATAGACCAACCAAATTCCTCAAAGATTTCATCTAAATATGGAAAGGCAGTATCAGCCAATCCATCTACTATTATATCGGTTTCTGTTATTGTACTCATAATATTTACCAGAGGAGTAAGAAACAGCTCAATTTTAGGTCTCTCTTTTCGTATACGAGGCTCCTCCTCTGGATTTTTACAGTAAATTTTTCCCTTCGTCTGACTGTCACAGACTGTACCAACGTCCCATACTAAAACATTATCAACTTAGCCAAGACTCTTAATTCATTTGGCTATACTGGAACGTCTTCCGTAGTCTAGTTTTAGTTTTATAGGGATTTATGGTAGAAAGGGATAATTATACTGGTTAAGAGGCGTTTTGGAGAATTGGTAATCCAATAAAACACTTCGAGATTTTATTTGGTATGTTTCAACCTTGCTCTTAACGTATTTTATTTCGTGTTATAGCTCTCCAATACCAGAGGTTAACAAAGTGTCTAGCACCTACCTAACATACCCTGTCTATTTACGCCACCGACTCATTTTAATCTTAACCAATAATTATTACCACTCTCTGGTAACTTGACTAACAAGCCATTCTTCTTCAGTTGGAGTGTTTATTTCTCTGAATTCGGTATGTTCAGCACAATCACCACACAACCCATACCAAATGCTTTCATATTTATGCATTTCATATAATGCTAACGCTCCACAACATTCGCTTGTATAATACATTATTCATCCTCCGTGCCAGGAATTGGTACTGGCTGAAAAGGTAGTTCTTCTTCTTTTTCAGTTTCCTCTAGACCTAATACCCATTTTAAAGCTGTTGTGTATCCATCTTCGTATTCAGATTGAAGACCAAAATCAGTGCTCTGTAATCGACCTGCTATATCATCTAAATAATTAATGAGATTTGTTAATATTTCATCTTTGTGTCTTACAAATATTGATTGTTTACTCATCTTTTACCCCTTATATCTATTTCATTTTTCTAAATAAATTTAATGCTAATTCAAAAGCATCTCTTTGAGCCATATACCAAAGACGTTTTCTTTTATATTCTTCATACATAAATTCGTATCCTTCTTTGTATATCTTCATCATTTCATTATTATCCCAAGACTTACCGCCTGCATTGTCATACAAATCCTCTAATTCATCTTTTATTTCTTGTAAACTAAGCTTTTTTTTACTCATCGTTTACATTCTCCTCTATCCAATTAGCAATCTCATCAAAGTCTTTTCCTTTATCATCGTTTAAATCAAGTATTTTATCAGAGAACTCTGTTCCAGCCAATAGTTCCCTAGGAACATTATAAGATATATCACATTCATCATTAAAGAAATCCCAAGTAAGGCGTTGTTTTTGTTCAAGTATCTCATCAGGAACACCACTTACTGCATTATACGCAACACCTAAAGCACAGTAGCTTCCATCAAACAAAAGATAAGTGTCTCTTTGGCAATAATTATCGCTCCTAAGAGCCTTTACCCACGCTTTTATATAACCTTTTGGTAAACTATACATTTTTACTTCTCCTTTATGTTAATTATTACAAAATACTTTAGGGGGAAATACATCCCCCTTAGATATAAACTATAGCATCCACCAAAACAGTCTAATCATCAATAAAAATGCTACGATTGTTACGTAGCCTACTAAGGTGTATTCCAACACCTCAAACATCTTATTCACCATTCGCCAAGCGTCTAGCTTCAGCAATCGCCTCTACATATCCTGGAAATCTTGAACGTTCTACGTCAACAAGACGACCGAACCATCCTTCAAATATCCAGAAGTGGTCTGTTACAGCTTTTAGTGCCATAATAAGCTCCTTTTATGGGTTTCTTCCGTGACTTTCGCCACGTTTTTAGTGCAGGGATTAAATGCTTATGTAGGACACACAAGCATTCTTAGGGCGACTACTCTTACATAGCCTGAGATTGGCGTAATTTGGCAAACGCACTAGAGTCATCTCTCGATGGATTCAGGGTCTGACCTACATACCAACCATACTTCGTAGCTTTAGACTTAATTACGCCATTGAAATGAGCGAAGAACTCAGTCAATAAAGACTTTGCCTCATCAGCACGAGATTCATCCTTCAAGTAGATTGTTACACTCGAAGAAGTATCTATCAATGACTGAAGTTCATCAGAAGAATAAGAATCAAGGGGAATAATATTCCCACGATTATCCCTATTCAACACTTCAAGCCTACCACGATTATCACCACTTAATCTAATGTCCATAATTATTCTCCTTTATTATTTATTATGTCCTTTTGGAGCAAGGGACCCACTAAGGTTGCCCTCGGCTGTGAGGGATGTAACGTAATGAACGAAAAGTTTCAACGTGAAAAGGTGCCCTAGGCAACCTTACGTGGGGGGGTGGGATTACCATATATTACCCACACGCATTCTACACCCAATTTTGAAAATTGACTTGAGAGCTCCCCCACCTGGAAATGTAGTATTGCCTATGAAATTTGAACGTTGGAATGAAGAAACAGGGCAATTTGAGCTCGTAAAAATGACCCCTGATGAATATGAAGAGATGTTAATCAATTTCAGTATTGTAGACGTAGAATGCCAAATATCTGACCGTATTAAGTTTTTGAAGGACATTGATGGCAGGAGTTTAGAGACCATTGATGAGCTAATGGCTCTTTGTGCAAAAAAAATACCAAAATATGATTAAAAAACCCTTGCATCATAGTGCCTTTTGGTTGTTTTTTTACAGTAATGTATACATTACAGTAGTAACTCTACTGTATTTTTATATACACTACTGTAATAACATATACAGTAATGGATACATTACAGTAGTAGCAGTTTTCTCACTACTGCTCTCTAGGGGGTGAGAATTGAGAATCCTTGAATCAGAAGTGCCTCCTAAAGTAACCTTTAAGAAAGGGCACAAGCATCCTGAGGATAAGATTGTATTTTATAAAGATACTGCAATGACGTATTATGACTGGATGTTGATGGGGTTGCAGTTTTTCCTGAATGAAGAGAGAATATACCCAAGACCACGTTTCCAAGGTGGCTATTATTTATTAAAGGCATTCATAGAGATTTGTTTAAAAGGGCGTATGTGCCCTAAAACCCTTAAAAAGTATAAGATTCCTTATGGACTTGATAACAAGACGATTAAAAGTTAATGATTGGAACGATGTCACCTATTTTGTTCATACAGAACAAGAGGCGATAGACCGTGAATTGGAGTATGTGTACTGGAAAGAGGCAAAAGAAGGGGATTTATGCCTTTCAGACGATGGATATGTGGCAGAATGCATCCAAAGGCAGAAATATAAGGACGCAGAACAAATTGTAGTGCCTTATGGAAGAATGTGGATATCTGATAGAGCAAAACTAACCTATGAAAATCATCGAGATACAGGAGAATATGGTCAATGTGGGACAATGACTTGGGAAGAGAGAGAAAGTCGCAGGACACGTACAAAAAACGCTGTAAATGTCTATGTGCAGATGATGATGCAGACTGGGAAAATAGATTGGAACCAATTAGGGAACATTTATCGCAAAGACCAGGAAAAACCAGACCTTACTGCGAAAAGATTATTTAAAACAGAGAGTGTAAAACGAATGGTTGATAAAAAAATACAAGAATATTTGAATGATAGGGATATGAATCAGGGAGATGTCCTTGATATTATCTCGGAAGCCATAGAATTGGCTAAAAAGAACGGAGACCCTAGCAATATGCTACGTGGGGCAGAGCAATACATCCGAATTATGGATATGTTGCCTAATAAGAGCCAAATAACAGATACGGTACAGATAGATGTAACGAAAAAGATATTAGATGAGATAGAATCAGAAGAATCTCGACAACTGAAACTGGAAAGGAAACAGGATGTACAATGAAACTAGAGTTAATCATAGACGAACCAAGCCTAAAAAATCCAAGCCCAAAAGAAAAAAGACACGTGATAATCGAAGCAAACGCAAAGGATACTAAAAAATTAGATTCTTTTATGAAGGTAATGCAGGATGTTGCGGAAGATATGGGTTTACGTGCTTATTTGGATACAAGAGAATATTTACTGGGAAAAGATTATTAGGGTGTTAAATACTTAATATGTATTCAAAGTGTATTTTCTCTCGACAAGCTCAAAAAAAAGTGGGTAAGTAGTGTCCCACAATGACTACAAAAAAGGGAAACTACTCTCCCATAATGCACATTGGCAAGGTACTTCCCACGAATTATATAGTATGATTCAGGAATTAGAGGAAAAAGTAAAAAAGTTAGAAAAGAAATGGAAAAGAAAGACCAAAAAAGGGTACTTCAGAAACTAAGGACAGATATGATGCTATTTGGGAAAGTATGTATTCCCAATATGTTTTCAGCTAAATCTCCTGATTTTCATTATGATTTAACAAAACACATAATGAACTACGATAATAAGCAGATAAACATTATTGCTCCTCGTGGTCACGCCAAGTCTTCTATTGTAGGTGGTATTCTGCCAATGCATCATTTATTTTTTGGAGAAGGAAAGAAACTGATAGTATTATGCTCCAGAACGCAGGACCACGCAGTAAAACTACTGGGATTAATTAAAGATACATTGGATTATAGCGAACAATGTAGACAGCTATTTGGATATTGGGGCTCTCATTCAGCAAAAAGCTGGGCAAAGACAGAAATAGAACTGAAGGATGGGTCTATGGTGATATGCAAAGGGACAGGTCAGCAGTTACGAGGAATAAAAATAGGGAACCAACGTCCAACGCTTATTATCATTGATGACCCTGAGGATGAAAACAACACCAAAACAGCCGAGGCGATGGAATCTAATCTCAGATGGTTACTGCAATCGGCTGTTCCTTCAGTTGACCCACGTAAAGGGAGATTGATTGTGATTGGAACTCCTCAGCACGAGCGTTGTATGGTGGAGACTTTAAAAGAGATGAAAGGTTGGAAAAATTTATCCTATAAGCCAGATATAGATAATGGGGTGGCATTATGGGAAGATTGGTGGTCGATTAAAAAATTAAAGCAGAAAAAAGAAGAATTGGAGTCTATCAATAGGCTTTCGGTCTTTTATCGTGAATATATGTGTGAGATTGTGGGAGACGAAGACCAATTATTCAGAGCGGATGATTTTCGGCATTATAAAGGGAAAGTATGGTTAGATAACGATAGAAATGCTTATTTAGAGATGGAAGAGCCTGAAAAGAAACAAATTCCCATAAATATTTTCACAGGAGTAGACCCTGCTTCCAGTACAAAGCAAACGGCAGATTATAGTGTGATATTCAATATAGGTGTGGACAAAGACGGAAACAGGTATGTGTTGCCATATTACAGGAAGAGGGCTACTCCTCTGAATTTAGCTGAGGCGATAGTAGACAATTTCCGTAAGTATCGTTCCCAAAAGACACGGATTGAGAGCGTTGGGTATCAGGAGATGTTGCGAGAATATGTAATAAAACGTTGTGAGGATGAAAATTTATTCATTCCTGGCTTAAATGTGAAAGAAAACCCTCGAAACTCAAAAAGCAGAAGGTTGGAAAGCTTACAACCTATCTTTGCAAGAGGGCAGGTTCATATTCAAAAAGATATGCAAGACCTCATTAATGAATTGTTGCTATTTCCTAGAGGAAAGCACGATGATTTATTAGATGGAATGTACTATGCAAACAAAGGGTCTTATACCCCTCATCACGAGACAAAAGATGAAAAAACTCCCATTTTAGGATTATCTGCAAGAAAAGTAGTGGATTGGATGACAGCATAAGCATAAATGACTTGTGGCTTGGTGCTATCACGAGGATAGTTTTCATACAATTTTATGCCTATTAATGTTCATCCAGAAGTCCAAAGGTCAGAAGACCTTTTACGAGAATATCACGGACAACGCTCAGATTGGGCAAGTCAGGCAATGGAAGACGATGAGTTCAGGAACAGTTCCCAATGGACGGCTGACCAAGTAAAAATATTAAAAGGAAGGGCACAAAGTCCAATTATAGACAATGTAGTCCATCCAGCCGTTGAACAGGCAAAGGCACTCCTTACAGCAAACAAACCCAAGTTCCAATCAACAGGTAGAGAAGATAGCGATACAAAGGTTGGAAGAGTCTTTTCTGATATTATGTCCTATATCTGGGATATATCGAATGGCAATACAGAATTAAAGCAAGTCATTGACGATTATTACGTAAAAGGGTTGGGTGCTTTATTTGCTTATATAGACCCTATGATGGATTTTGGTAGAGGAGAAGTCTGCTTTAAGTCCGTAGACCCTTTTGATTTATTTATTGACCCAGCATCAAGAGATACATTTTGTAGAGATGCGAGCAATATTATTATTTCTAAAACTTTAACAGGAGAACAAGTACGCAATGCGTATCCACAAGTAGTAAAAAGCTCTAGTGAAGGAGGAGGAACTCTGATTTCACAAATGGTAGAGAGTATTAATGACTATTATCCTTCAAATAATAGAGACTCCTCTGAATTAGACCAAAAAGTTGGTCCTATCGAAGATTCAAACCAAACAGATAGTAAAACATTCCAAGTAATAGACAGATATGAGAAGGTTCAATTACCATTCTGGCATTGTGTAGACACAACCAATGGAAATGAATTTATACACGCAGATGCCGATTATCAGGAATTTTTGCAGTCTCCAGCCTGTATTGTCCAAAACTCTCAAGGGATTGAACACGTTACGGATAAATATAAGGTACAAGAATTAATAGGAATGGTGGAACAGCTAGGAGAAGTGTTCCATATGATGATTGACCAACAAACTGGGCAACCAATGCCTATGCCTGGAGAAGAGCACGAAGGTGCAGTTCCAGGCTCTACCACAAAAATCACTATCGTTTCTATAGCAGAATTAGAGGCAGAGGGAATAGTAGTTTGTAATAAAGTACTAGTAGACAGAATAAAGCGAGTGCTCTCTATTGGACGAGTTATGATTGCGGTGCAGATTATGGATATTGAAGAATATCCTATTGTTACCCTGATGAATAGGCATAATAGAAATCCATATCCAATGAGTGATGTGCGATTTATTAAACCAATACAGGAATATATCAATAAGATTACTTCTCTTATTATTGCTCACGCTAGTTCTTCTACAAATACAAA